AGCTAATGAAGACAGGGCAGACTACTTCTTATAGAACAGGAGATGATGGAAATATTCAAGCTGGTAGAGCTACATCATTTAGTGTACTTGCTGAGAATAATCCATTTGGAAATACTAACAGATTCACAGATGAGTTAGGAGGTCAGACATACACTAACAACATCATGATTGATTGGTCAACATTTGATGGAAGTAGCGTGTTAGGATGGGCAAGGAATACTTATAATAATAATGCTGATTGGAATACAGTAATTGATGCTGCATTAGCTTATTCAGTAGGTACATTTACAACAGGGTGGAGGTTACCTAATGCTAATGAGTTGTTATCAATTTACAATTACTCACTTGCTGTTAAAACTAACTATTCACCATTGAATATAACAGCTGGCATCAACGCGTGGACATCAACAACAGTAGCATCAAGTACTACACAAGCATATTATTCAAATCCAATATCCATAACTCCTATACTTGCTTCTCTAAGTAAAGTAACATTAAGACCTGTTCATATCTTTTGTAGAACATTCACAGTAACAGGAACAACTTTAACATAAAATAAAATGGCTACTTATAAATTTCCCCAATTCAATGTAGAGATAATTGATCCTACAGTAATTATTAATAATGTGAATGACAACATCACAAATCAAACATGTTCAGTTGATGTAGTATTGACTACACCATCTGCAGTATTTGGTGTGACATTTGATGGCTTCACTTACTCAAGAAATTGGAGTGATACTGAGATAAGAACATGGGTGAATTCAGAACTAGCTAAATACTTGGTGTAATGGCATACGCAAATAACGGAGAGTTTAATGTGCTCTATCCTACAAGGAGAAGGATGGCTAACATCCTTAAGAGGATACTTAGAAATGATATAGTAGCTGGTCAAGGTACACTTGTAGAATCTATCAGAATCAATGCTAAAATCACCAGCTTTGAAAAGTTAGAAATACAAATAGTGGCTATGTACTATTTTATCTTCTTGAATAATGGTGCTTTCTTATGGAATGGTGGTGTCATCACACCTAGAGACTATGTCAATCAGTTCACAAATGAGCTTAATAACTCAGGAATCACAGCAGAAATATACTCTCAGTACACAGAATGGTTAACTAAGCGTTATCCTATGCTAAAAGTGGCTGAGATACTTGAAAAGAATCAAAGAATCACATACACATTTGAGGCTCTTGATCCACCTGAAGGTTTTAAAGTAGGCTATCCTTTAGATGTTTAATTCTTTCTTCATGGCTAACATATTGAAGGTCATGATAAGTGGTAGATTGGTGACTTCTTCAAACTTAGTCAAGTCTTCATTACATAGGCTGTAGATTAGTCTCTCCCATCCCCATTTGATTTCACTCTTTTTAAGCTGTAAGTCTTTTGACTCTTGAGAGTTGGTAGGTCTATCATCCTCATCATCTTCTCCATTATCATCATGGAATAAATTGCCATAGGTATCCATAAAGTTTTCCCTAAAAGCTATAAACTCAGGTATTATTCCATAGATGTCATTGATGCAATAGTCTTCAAAGAGCTCATGCCTAACTCTAGGAGAGAAGTTATAAGGCTCAAATACAGTTACACCCCACTGATTGACTGTCTTTTGTCTATAGAGAATAGATGCAATGTGACCAATGTTTTGATTATAGTCCTTTGAGAAGTAGTGCTCAAGGTCAATGTACTCACCAACAGTCAACTTATCTAGTGACTTAAAGTGATAAGGGTATAGTTGGTGCTTGTATAGTTTAGATGGTTCTGAGTTAACGAACTTTATCTCACTAATCATAGCAGTCACCTCTTCAATGTCAAGGTCTTCAAGCTCTTCTGAGCTGACATCAGCTAGTATAGCAAGAATCTCAATCTCTCTATTGAAGACCTCAGGTATAGTGTACAGCTCTCTAATCTCTTTGAACTGCAATACATCTATCTCACTCCAAGATTTCGGTAGGTTCATCCTTAGGTATGTGTTTAGATAACTTCTGACCAATCTCTACCAAATATGGCACAGCTATTTCTGCTTTCAATTCTCTAATTAACTTAGCTTTTAGCTTGATGTGTGCATCTGAATAGTGCTCTACCTTAGTTAAGTCAGTGCGTTTAAATAGAACAGCTAACAACTCAGAAATATAGCCTTTATGTTTGGAGTGCATAATCTTCTCAATGTGCTTAGTGTCCTTTACAGATAACTTGAACTTATCCTCAAATGCAGTATAAGTGTAGCCATCTATCTCAAGTGTGTTCACTAGCTCAGGCTTTCCTGACAAGTCATTAAAAGATTTCACTAACTCTTTGAATTCTTCAATCTCAACATCATCCCATTTAATTGTGGGCACTCCTAAGAATTCAAACACTTGAAGGTGTTTGTCAATAGCATCTAACTCAGTGTTAGCATGTATAGTTGTGATTGTTTCAAATTGCTGTACAGTTAACTCATTCAGTTGGTTAGGTACTTCAATGCCTAATATATTCACCATAGATTTTAATTTTTAACAAATATAATACTTTTTACAATATAGGCATGGATAGACCAGTCTATAAGATAACAATTGATGATGAGTATGCTGATGGTGAAAACTTAGGCATAGAAATGATTGCATTCACATCTAAACCTGCTATTAAGGTTAAAGGTATGGCATTCAATTCTCATGTGTTATGGCATTCATTTGACTCAGTTAAGATGAGAGTTGTTGCACCAGCAATGATACCTATGAATATCTATAGAATGGATGAGGATGGTGAAGAGTATGACGCACAATTCTCAGCTGAGGTGATTGAGCAGATACATTCTAAATTCATGCAGAATCTAAAGAATAAAGACATCTTTAATCTTGAGCATGATGCAACTGAAAAGGTCCCAGCTTACATCCTAGAGGCTTGGATAGTAGATAGTCCAAAAACTGACAAAGCATTCACTACTTATGGTATTGATGTACCTAAGGGAACACTGATGCTAACAAGTCAAGTGACTGACAGAGCTTACTATGATGAGCTTGTAGAGTCAGGTCAAGTTGGTTACTCTATAGAAGGCTTTTTAGGTATGAAATTATCGGAACAATTAAAATTAAATACTATGAAATTACCTGATGGAGAGCATCTAATTGAGGATAAAATCTATGTTGTAAAAGACGGAGAAGTTATTGAGATTAAAGATGTACCTACAGAGATGGAGGCTGAGTTGTCAGCTGACCCAGCTGTAGAAGAAGAAGTAGCTGATGCTGAGGCTCAAGCTACAGAAGAAGCTGAAACAGAAGAGGTAGCTATGGCTATTGACCCAACTGTAGATGCAGAAGCTATTATTGCCATTGTGAGACCTTTATTAGAGGAGCACATGAATTCAGTTATCTCAATGATTGCTGGTTTAAAAAATCAGATTGAGGAATCTATAGCAGTTGAGACTGAAGAAGAAGTAGCTAGTGTAGCATTGACTGCTCACGAAAAATTTAAAGAATTTGTAAAATTTTCAAAATCAAAATAAAATGACACGTAACCTAAAATTCGACCTAGACATCGAAACAAATGCACTTTTGTGTGCAAACCCTGATGAGTTTTATTCTAAAGCATACTTATCAAGTCCTGACATTGCTAACAACTTCAGAACTTTACCAGGTATCAAGAGCAAGACTAAATTAGCAAATGTTACTTTTGGCTCTTTATTGAAAGAATCAACTTGTAACTTTACAGCTCCTACAGATACATTGGATGCAATTGACATTGATGTATGTGCTTTATCAGCTATGGCTCAACTTTGTCAATTTGACTTAGAGCAATCTTTCTTAGCTTTGCAAATGTCTCAAGGCTCAAATGGTGACTTCACAGTTGCGTCATTTATGTCTTACTACTGGAATGAAATGGCTATGGTTATTGGTCAAGACTTAGAGTTGTTAAGATGGCAAGGTAACACTGCATCTGAGGATCCTTTATTGTCTTTATGTACTGGATACTTGTTTCCAATGTTCTATGATACTGATATTATCGGTTTATATGATGGTGCTATCACTACTGCAAATGTATTGACTGTATTAGAGTCAGTTGTTAACGCTGCTCCTGGTACAATTTCACGTAAGAAAGCAGACTTAAGATTGTATGTTTCAACAAATGTAGCTAATGCATACGAGTTGAAAGCGGCACAAGGTAACACACAAACTTATGTGACTTTACCATTAGGCTTGACATTCTTAGGAATCAATGTAGTAGTATGTGAAGGTATGCCTGACAACACTATCTTATTGACTTTGAGAACAAATCTTATCTATGCATTTGATGCTGAGGGAGATTCAAAAGCATTAAGAGCTGTAAACTTGTCTGACACTGTAGCTGAGCCTTACTTAAGAACTCGTGCTAACATGAAGGCTGGTTTTCACTACACTAACCCTTCTGAGATAGTGTTATACAATGCATTCTACATCTAAGACATATAAGGGAGGTAGTAATATCTCCCTATTTTTTAACTTTAAAACATAAGAAAATATGAGCTGTGATGCACTCCAAACCATCCTTAAGAGTTGTGACAACAACACTGGTGGTATTTATAAATTTTACGTCAATCAACAAGATAATGTTGACATGACTACATTGTCAGTTGATCCAGCTGATGATTACTTAATTGACACTTTAGACTTAGTAGGTGGAGCTGATCCATTTATTGAATTTGAATTCAGACGTAACACTTCAAGCTACACAGAAGAGTCAAACATTGACTTAATCAATGGCTCTTCATTTGTAACACAGACAATTAACTTGATGTTTCACAGACGTGAGTCAGTTAAGTCTAGTGCAATCAAAGTGTTAGGTTCTGGTCAGCAGTACTTAAGTGGTATTGTTCAAGATGCTAATGGCTTGTACTGGTTTTTCCCTTACTTGCAATTAACTGCAACTGGTGAAGGCTCTGGAACAGCTAGAGCTGATGGTAGTAAGTACTCTATCACTCTTTTAGCTGAGAATGAGTTTTTGGCTTACCAAATTGAAGAGTCAGTAGTGACGACTTTAATTACACCAGCACCATAATCTATTCTCCTCCATAGATAAAGAGGCCTTGCAGAAATGTAAGGCTTTTTTTTTAATTAAAATTTTTACTCAGTACAATATAGGTATGATATATCTTGAGAAAGACTCAACTAATAGCTTTGTATTGACCTTAACTGAGGTCACAACACTATCAAATGCTTACTATTTATTTGAGTTTGAGGATGAGTTTAACACAACATCTA